ACCTGTTAAGAAAAATTTATGGAAAGATTTAAAAAAAGAGTATATGGAAGAAAACCCAGATGTAAAAACTATGGATAATACTACATTAAAAATGCCGCCAAAAGACTATGTAATGCCAAAGCCAACTAATGATTGATAAATATATATATAAAGTTCTTGGTATTTTTGATAACTATATTGAATGGGTAAATAATTTGTTTGCTCCAAGATGTAAGTGCAAAAAGAATGACAAGAAAAACTAATACAATGTTAATAGGTTTATTAGGTACAATCCTTATGGGTTTAGCAACTTGGACTTTAGTTACACTAATAGAATTACAAACACTAATGTATATGCTCCAAACTGAATTAGAAAATGTTGATAAACAATTTGGAAGAGTATACAATTTTATAGATTCTGTTAGAGGTAGATAATGGCTATTAGAAAAACAACTAAAGGTAAGAACGCAAACTATAGATCTACAAAATCTGGAGCTGGGATGACAGCTAAAGGTGTTGCAAGATATAGAAGAGCTAATCCCGGATCAAAATTAAAGACAGCAGTAACAGGTAAAGTTAAGAAAGGTTCTAAAGATGCTAAACGTAGAAAAAGTTATTGTGCAAGATCTGCTGGACAATTAAGAAACTCATCTGCCAAAACAAGAAACGATCCTAACTCAAGAATAAGACAGGCAAGAAGAAGGTGGAAGTGCCGATAAGAAAGAAAACATGGGTAAGACCTAAGCAACAATCTTTAATCTGTGGCTACTGCGAGACTTGCAATAAACAATTAATGAGTGATGAAGGTGGCTGGATTGTTACAGCTAACAAACAGTATTTTTGCCATGATGGTAAAGATGGTAGTTGTTTTGACAACTATTGTGTGCTAAAACTTAAACAACAAAAGGAGAATAACCATGTATGGTAAATCAAAAGGTAAAAGCAAACTAACAGCAAAGCAAAAAACTTTGCCTTCAGCTTTGAAGAAAAAAATAATGAACTCTAAATCAAAAAAGAAAGGTAAAAAATAATGGCTAAACGTGGATTATATAGTAACATCCATGCTAAACGTAAACGTATCGCTGCAGGTAGTGGTGAGAAAATGCGTAAAGCAGGACAAAAAGGTAGACCAACTGCTAAACAATTTAAGAGAGCTGCTAAAACTGCTAAGAAATAGTTTCTTTTAAATCTTGGTATTCTTGCCAAATGCTTTGACCAGCATCCCAAAATCTTCTCTTATGTTTTTTCATTTCTATTGAATGTAAAACTGTAGTATGATCTTGTCCGAAATATCTACCTATATCTGTAAGGTTTAAGTTATATTTTTCATACAACATATTGTGAATAATGTTTCTTGCTCTAACTATATCTTGTGTTCTAACCTTACCCAATAAACTTTTTTTGTGTACTTCGTAACGAACACAAATTCTATTAATAATACTATCAACAACTCTTGTGCTAGGTTTAGCAAATGAATAACTAATAATTCTTCTTGGTTTATAAAACTCTGGTGTTCTTTTTTTACAATGTATCTTGGCTAACTTATAGCCATTCTTAAATGCGTTCTTGTATATTTTTTTTTCTTTCTTTGATAAATCACGATAGTGTCCTGCTTTCATAGCAAGTTTTATTTCAGTAAATATTTTATTTTTAGTCATAGATCCCCTACGTTTTCCTTCAGTTTTTTTTAATATTAAATTAATAACTATCTAGCTGTCATTAATTCTTCTCTGCACTTAACAACTTCCAAGTATAAATGGTAACTTTCTGCTTTTAACTTGTTAGCCTTTTGAACTGTGTGGACATACATTTCACTTTTTTTTCTCTGCTTGTCCATCAGCTTCTGCAGTTGCATTTTGGTCTTTTCCATCTTGCTCCTTCTTTACTGTTGTAAAATCGAGTTTAATATTTTCGATTTTTACTTCTGCGTTTGTTCCTTCATTAGAACTATTTGCAGCCTTCTCTACTGAATCAAACTCCTCTGTTAGTTTAAAACTACACTCTCCAGACTTGATCCTTATAAACTTTGTCATACTTTATCCTTTTTGGCAACCTCTTTTTTGTGTATCTCTTTAGTCATTTTATTGTACACACTCATATCTAAATAGTTGTCTGCCTTAAAATTTTTTGTTGATCTATATAGTTTTAATCCCATCATTAATTGACCTACTTGATGTGGTTTAATTCTTGTTCTTAAATTACCTGCAAGTATTATCGTAAACATTTCTGCTAACATAATAAAGTTCTCTTGATAATTACCATAATCTTTTTGGCGATCATCAATAATCTTCTTCTCAATTTCTTGATCAATGTCTGTAATTTTCTTGTCCATATTTTTTTGAGGTGTCTCGGGGAAGAAAACTACCGAAAGGGAACTAGAAAGAAAAACTCCCCCAAGACTTATATAAGTTAATTAAAACTTATATGATTGTTTACTAGCATAAGTAGGTTTATTTTGAAACCCCTTATTTTGTGGTGCTGCAGGCTTGTCATCACTAGAACTAGGTGGTGTCATTTTTATTGTGATACCAATAATATTTCCTTGTTCATCTAACTCATTCCATCCAGCTTGATTGTGCCAAACGTCTCCTATCTTAACACCGATAGTCCATTTCTTACCCTCTGGTGCATTTGTATTTGGCGGTGCTACCCAATCCGGTTGGTTCTCTGCGTTCTTGTTTTCGTTTCTTACCAAGTTACACCATACTGTATTTTCACTCATGTTTACTCCTTTGTTATCGTCAGCTTTTACTGACCATTATTTAATTGCAACTCTCTAGTATCAGCAACATCTTTTATTTGTTGATAAACTTTAGTGTTGTTTTTTATTAGATATTGAATGTGATTAGAATATTTCTCTGCTAAAATATTAAACTCTTTCATATTTTTAGCTGACTTAATCTCATTCTTTATATCTTCTACTTCAATACTATCATCAGTATAAGTAGGTTCTTCTATAGATTGCTCTACAGAATTTTGCTCAAACGGAACAGCGTTGTAGCCATCCTCATCTTTGATACCTGTTTTAAGATTTAGTAAATTTAGGAACGCATACTTTCTTGAATATGACATAGCTTGTCCAGTTCCAAACATACTAATATCTCCGAATGATGAACAACCATCAACAAGTATATGTTGAGTTGGATCATCAACATCATAAACTCGCATAGTACATACAACCATTACTTTTTTTATATTAGGTACAATCTCTGTCAGATAATTACAGGTCGCATATAACTTATTATCTAAAAGAGCTTGTGTTGCTACTTCTTGAACTTTATCGTGTAAGAGAGGTCTAAAATGCATTCCATTTACTTTGTCTCCCTTTATAACATTTGTTGCACTTAAGCAGGCATCATGTAGTTTTTGATATATATTTCTTTTCATATTTCCTTTCATTTGTTTTTATTTAAAATGGTAATAGACCCCATACTTTTTGTGCGTAAATAAAAGTATAAGTTCCGATTACTTTTCCTTTGTATACTAACCAAGACATAGTTTTCCTTTCGTTATTGTTATTGTTTAATTCCCCATAAATTAGTTATGAGTTTTTCTTGTTCTGGTGCTAGATCCTTATAATAAAAAGGATGATATATATCTGGTGGCTCACACATTTGAGCAAGCTCAGGCAGACTTCCTTTGCAAAACATAATCATACGTTCCCAAAGTAAAATCTTATCAACCATTTTATAGTAAAGAAATTCCAGATGGTCTTTCTTCATCAACTCATGTGTCTCATCAAAGATTATATGTTCCTTATCATTAGTATAAACTAAGTAAGGTGTTTTCTTTGTACACATATAGTAGAACGAAGTCTGTATAAGGTTATCTGTTGTAGGTTCAGTTGGCAATGCTTGACTACTCATTGTCCACTCTTCCTTGTTCTTAACCTTTCTAATATTGGGTGGCTTTGTTTTTAATTCTATAAATACTTTGTCTGTAAGATAATCTACTTTACCTAAAATATCTTTTATCATTGTCATTTCTTTTTTTCTTACATGATACTCACAAATTAAGTTGTCATCTTTAACAATATCTTTAACAACTTTTTCTGTAACACCTA